TCCAGTCGCATCGCCTCGCGCTGCGCAGCCAATTGATCTGACACGGCATCATTCGCTGCCTTCATCGACTCCCTCGTCAGATCGAGCTGTCGGATCTGAACGGGCAGTTGGTCTTCGGTGGCTTTGGCGGCGGCCTCAGCAGCGTCGGCGGACTTCGTAGCCGAAGCCGATTGTTGCCGCATCTCACGCAGGGATTCCTCAAGAATGTGATTCTGATAAAGAACGACTAAAGCCGTCAGGACCGTGGCTACCATCAGCACACCGTTGAACCATAGCTGAAGCCTGCGGTGCCGACGATCAGTTCGCTGCTCTTCGGCACGCTCACGCGCTTCTTTCTCAGCAGGACTCTCGATCAAAAACGAGCCATCAGGTCCCTGCGCCATCTATTTCTTCGCCTCGCTCTCTGCCCAACAGTCGAGCTGGACGGCGAATGATGGCGTACCGGGATAGAGCCCGACAAGAACCAGGCGAAAGCTCTTCGCTAAGGTGAGGGCGCTCAGGCAGCGCGAACCTTGGAACCCTTCATGGGCTTAACTTCCGCCCACTTCGCTGCATCGCCCTTCGATCGGACCGCTGCGAGCACGTTCATGACGAACGTCACAGCACCCGGTCGGTAGTCCTCGCTCGCCGGCGCGCCAGTCTCAGCGTTCGCCGGCGTGCCGATATCCTCGCGCAGCATCCCCAGCGCCACGAGCTGCTCGACGACCAGGCGCCCGAGCTCGACGATGTCGTAGGACGTCGAGCCGTCCCGCTCGCGATGGACGACGTCGTAGCCGCTGCAGGTGACGCCCTCGCCTTTCTTGAAGCCGCAGGCGAGCAGTAACGCGTCGATCTCCGCGCGCACTGTCTTGTCCTCGACCACGAGCTGCTCGAGGGGCGCGATCTGGCCCGCGAGCCGCCGCTGCTTCCGCACGAGCGGAGGCAGTGATTCGACCAGGCGCCCGTGGCGCCGGTAGCTGTTGTTCGCGTCTGCAGTCGCCATAGGTGATCGCCTCTGCCCCTCAGCCACAGCTTCTCGCATCCGCGGAGGACAGGCGTCGAGAGGTCCCGCAGATTCCCGGCTATTCCTGCGAATTCCCGCACGCCCGGGGTGCGCGGTACGCGCCCGTAGACTGGCGATTCACCTGTGCCATTCACCGAGGCTGACCTCCTGGCCGTGCGCGGCGCGATCGCGACCGGCGCGAGGACGGTTGAATTCAGAGACCGCCGCGTGACGTATCACTCGATCAGTGAGCTGATGCAGGTCGAAGCTCACATTCAGAATTCGCTCAACGCGAGCGCCGGCACCGGACGCCCGAAGCAGACCGTCATCATCGGCGAGAAGGGGCTGTGACAGTGCCCGGTCAGGATTGGGCGCCGGAGCTCTCCGCGACCGCGACGACCAGCCCGGTCGTGCGCGCCAAGGCCTCGTCGAGCACGGTGCCCTATGAGGGCGCCTCGCAGAAGCGTCGTCTGATCGGCTGGAACGCCCCGACGACTGGCCCGAACCGCTCGACGCTGCCGCACCTGACGCTGCTCCGCGATCGCTCGCGGTCGGCGACCCGCAACAACGCGTACGCGCGCGGGGTCATCAACAAGCAAGTCACCAATCTGATCGGGACCGGCATCAAGCCGTTGGCGCTGTTGAAGGACGAAGCGCAGCGCCAGGCGCTGCAGGCGCTCTGGGATCGCTGGACCGAGGAATGTGACGCGGACGGGCTGCTCGATTTCTACGGGCAGCAGACACAGTCGACCCGCTGCGTGAAGGAAGGCGGCGAGGTATTCGTGCGGCTGCGGCCGCGGCTGCCCTCCGATGGCCTCTCTGTGCCGCTGCAGGTGCAGCTCCTCGAGCCGGAGCTCGTGCCCGTCCATCACGACACCGTGACGCCATCGGGCGGCCGCGTGCGTGCGGGCATCGAGTTCAGCCCGATCGGGCGACGCCTGGCGTACTGGTTCCATCCCTCGCGCCCTGATCTGCCGGAGGACTTCGACGCGTCGCAGCTCCGCCGCGTGCCGGCCGACGCCGTGATCCACTGCTACGACCCGCTGCGCTCTGGCCAGATTCGCGGGGTTCCGGATTTGTCGCCAGCGCTCGTCAAGCTGTACACGCTCGAGAAGTGCGATGACGCCGACCTGGTGCGGCAGCACATCCAGAATCTCTTCGCCGGGTTCATCACGCGGCCTGCTGACGTCGGGACGGTCCCACTTCATCCGCTGACCGGTCTCCCGATTTCAGAGGACTCCAGTGGGGACGACGGGGAGGAGCTCACGCTGACGCTCAACGCTGGGCTGATGCAGGAGCTGAATCCCGGCGAAGAGATCACGTTCTCGGAGCCGCCCGGCCCGACCAACGGCTACAAGGACTTCATGCGGCAACAGCTGCTCGCGGTCGCGGCCGCGACGAACACGCCGTATGAGGTGTTCGCCGGCGATCTCAGCGGTCTCAACGACCGCGTCGTGCGCGTCATCCTCAACGAATTCCGCCGCTACCTGCAGGCGTATCAGCACCAGATCATCGTCCATCAGATCTGCCGGCGCGTGTGGCGTGCGTTCGTCGAAGCTGCCTGGCTCTCCGGTGCGATCGACCTGCCGGTCGAGTACGTCGTGCACCCGGTCGCGCGGTGGATGCCGCAGGCCTGGCCCTACATCCATCCCGTGCAGGACGTCGAGGCCGCGCAGCTCGAGGTCCGGAACGGCCTGGCGTCGCGCAGCGGCAAGGTTAGCGAGCGCGGCGACGACGTCGAGGTGATCGACGCCGAGCAGGCGGCCGACAACACGCGCGCCGACGAGCTCGGGCTCAAGTACGACTCTGACGGCCGCCAGCCGAAGAACGGCGGCCAGCAGAAGAACGCCTCCTCCGGCACGAGGGCCGCTGCATGAAACCGTGGTATCGCTTCCAGAACGCCGCCGCTGACCCCTCTGTCGCCGAGATATTCATCGTCGACCTGATCGGCTCGTGGTACGACGAGTTCTGGCGCGCGTATTACGGCGAGAGCGTGGTCACGGCGAAGAGCTTTCTTGCGGAGCTCGCCAAGCTCGACGACTCCGTCAAGAGCATCAAAGTCCACATCAACAGTCCGGGCGGTGACGTGTTCGCAGCCGTCAACATCGCGAACGCGCTGCGCGAGCAACAGGTCGCGAAGGGCCGGACCGTTGAGACGATCGTCGACGGCCTCGCCGCCAGCGCGGCCTCGATCGTGATGATGGCCGGGTCGACGATTCGCATCGCCGACAACGCGCTCGTCATGGTGCACAACCCTTACACCTGGGGCGTCGGCAACGCCAAGGACATGCGGAAGTATGCCGACGAGCTCGACACCATACGCACCGCCATCGTCGCCACGTACAAATGGCACTCGAAGCTGTCTGATGACGAGCTGATCGCCCTGCTCGACGCCGAGACGTGGATGGACGCCGACGAGGCGATCGCACGAGGATTCGCGACCGACAAGGTCGAAGGCTTCAAGGCTGCTGCGAGCATCGATCCGAAGGCCCTCACCAAGTTGGCCGTCCCGGACAAGTTCCGCGCGCGCGTCGATGCGCTGCTCACGCCGGCGCAGCCAGAGCCACAGCCAGCAGCCGCGACCGACGTGCTGAAGGCCTGCGCCGATGCCGGCCTGAAGGACGTCGACTTCGCCACGACGCTGATTCAGAGCAAAGCGACGCTCGACCAGGTCACCGCGCGCATTGCGACCGAGAAGGAGACGCGCGCCAAGGCCAAGGCACGCGCTGACGAAATCACGGCGGCCTGCGCGCTGGCGCAGCACCCCGAGCTCGCGGCCGGCTACATCAGCGGCAGCATGGCAGCCGCCGACGTCAAGCAGCAGCTCACGATCATCAACGGGAAGATCGACGCGGCTCGCGGAAACATCGACACAAGCCTGAAACCCGACGCCGGCGCGGGCGCGACTCCGCCGAAGAACGACCTCGATCCGCAAGCGATCTACGACGCGCGCAAACCGAAGAAGGAGCAGTAGCGCTTATGACCCCTCGACACCGGTTCACCATCATGCCGTTCCTGATGGCGTTCTTCGCGGCGCTGGCCTGGCTGCCCGCGACGGATATCGTCAAAGTCAACGCACGAGGCCTCGGCATCGAGCACGAGCAGCCCTGGCGCCGTCCAGCCGACGGCCTGGTGGCCGCGGCGCACACGTTTGTGATGCGCCTGCGATCCGGCTTCGACGCGCTGCGCCGACACACCGTGTTTCGACCAGCGGTGACGATCGCCGCGGCGCTGCTGTTGACGGTCATCGACCAGCACCTGGGGTACGCGGCGCCCGTCCTGTTCGGAGCGCTGCTCTCCGAGGGCCGGCACGCCGGCGAGTTCATCCTCGAGGAGCGCGGTGGCCCAGGGCAGCCGAGTCGCGAGAACGTCACCGTGCTGTCAGGCCAGAACCTGAAGGCGGGCGCCGTGATTGGCCGCGTCAACAAAGGCGTCGGCCGGGTGTCGGTGCCCACCGTGGTCGGGACGGGCAACGGCACCGTCAACACGGTGTTCGCGAGTCCCGAGGCCGAAGTCGGCAACTACGTGCTCACGTGTACATCGGCCGTGACGCATGGCGGCGTGTTCTCGCTCGTGGCGCCCAGCGGCAAGGTCCTGCGGTCGCTGACGATGACGCCAGGCGCGGGTGGCAGCACGAACTATCGCAGCCGGCACATCAACTTCACGATCGTCGACGGCTCTACGGATTTCATCGTCGGTGACGCGTTCACGTTCGTCGTGAGCACCACGGCGCCGCTCGTGGTTGGCACGGGCAACGGCACGGTGTCCGCGATCACGCTCGGACCCGACGCCAGGACCGGCAACTATCGGCTGGAGATCACCGCGGCGATCACCAACGGCGGCGAGTTCAAGCTCACCGGGCCGGACGGCGACATTGTCGAGCAGGGCTTCATCGTCGCCGGCGCGGGCGGCACGTTCGTCGGCACCAACAAGCGCCAGATCAACTTCACGCTCACCGAGGGCAGCACGGACTTCGCCGTCGGCGACGCCTTCAACATCTGCGTCTTCAACGAGCTCGCCGGCGGCAAGGTCGTGGCGTGGGACCCGACGACGTTCGACGGTCGGGACGATGCCGCAGGGCTGCTCTACGACAACATCGACGCCTCCGCGGCGGACAAGGCCGGCGTCATCGTTGCCCGCGATGCTGTCGTGATCAAATCCGCGCTGGAGTGGGCGGCCGCCATCACCGCTGGTGAGAAGGAATCGGCCTACAAGGATCTCGCGACGCGCGGCATCGTCGCTCGCTGACCGCGATTGAGGAGCTGAGGAGAAGACGATGGGCCTGACGCTTGATGTATTCAACAGCGACGCATTCAGCACGCTGTCGCTCACTGCGACCATCAACAAGCTCCCGCATCAGCCGATGCGGATCGGACAGCTCGGTCTGTTCGACGAGAAAGGCGAGCGCACGACATCGGTCGAGATCGAAGAGCAGGACGGCCGACTGACGCTGATCCAGAGCTCGCAGCGTGGCGGACCCGCCCCGGATCCGCTCGCCGGCAAGAAACGGAAGATGCGCAACTTCCGGATGTTCCACTTCGCGCGCGACTCGAAGGTCTTCGCCGATGAGGTGCAGAACATTCGGGCCTTCGGCACAGAGAGCGATCTGCAGACGGTGCAGGGCCTCGTGGGCGAACGCCTCGCGGAGCTGCGGCCGATGCACGAGGTGACCCTCGAGTATCACCGCGTGAACGCGATCCGCGGCTTGCTGCTCGACGCGGACGGGTCAACGCTCCTGAATCTCTTCACCGAATTCGGCGTATCGCAGCAGACGCAGGACTTCAACTTCACCAGCGGCACGCTCGACGTTCGCAACGTCTGCGTGGCGGCGATGCGGAAGAGCGAGGACGAGCTGGGCGGCCAGATCGTCTCGGGCTATCGCGGTCTCTGCTCCGCGGAGTGGTTCGACGCGCTCGTCGCGCACGCCAATGTCAAAGAGGCCTTCAAGTATCAGGAGGGCCAAGTCCTGCGCGATGACCTGCGACGGGGCTTCCGTTTCGGCGGCATCGACTGGGAGGAGTACCGCGGCTCGGTCGCGAAGCCGGACAGCGT